CCCGCGTAGCGGGTAAGCCCCCCAGGTTGGAGGGGTGTTTGGGGTGTGCGTTGGAGGAACCGGGTTCAATCCGGTTTGTCGCTGGGCCTCGGTGGGCTTGACGAACTCTCTCGCATACGCAGTATTCAAACACCCGTGTTGGCAGAGACCGAAGCGGTTCTCCCTATTAACCCCAGAAGGGTGAAAAGGTTTCTCCGCTCGGCCCACTCTACCAACGCTCTTCCCCGGAGGAACGGCCGTGAGGAAAGAAAAGGAAATGGAAGCGCCTTCGAAAAGGAGGTGGTGACTATTTCCTCCTGAAGGTGTGGTTAACCTTTAGGATATGGGCCCGGTGCTACGACCGGTATACCCTAGTCTCTGACATTTAAGAGATGAAGTCCCCCTATAATTATGCGACAGCTTTGAGATCTTCTAGAAAACTGGAAAATTCTCGCTCCGAAACTACGGGGGAACTCTGTGGGGGGAACCGGACCAGGGGCAAAGGGGCCACAAGCCTCCCAGGGCCTCGTCCGGGCCCGCAGCGGTTCTTCAAGGCGAACCGGCGCAGGCCGTAGACGTCCTCGGAAGATCAAGATAGGCGATCCTTCGCAATTCCTAAATCTGCTGCGCATACTTAAGTGGGCCTGCTGGGAATTTAAAACTCCCGGTAGCCACCTAACTTTTGACCAACTCGCGCCGTTCCTTACCGCCCTGGCCTGAGTTTGACTCAGGAGGGGTCCTGAACAAGCGATTGTTTGGGTTAAAGCCAAAAGAGCTCTGTATTTTACATGGCTCTCGACGGGTAAGACGACAAGAGGTCTTAGGAGGTCCTGAAGACTATTTGGCCTAGTACATGGAGTTGATGGGGACCGTCGCAGCCCCGAACCCTCCCGGGTTCGCTGGATGCTAGGCGCTCTGACACTTCTCCGTGGTGTTAGGCTCGAAACGAAGTGGGACCTAGTGTCCATCACCTCGGCATTTACGGGTAATACCCGTATGCTGGAGGTGCTGGGGCGGACTAGGGAGTTTTGGGCTGAACTTCGGCGAAAGCTAAGTATTAAGAGGGCAAGGACCTCAACCGAGTGGAAAAGATTTCACCTGACCACCCGTAGTGGTCCTGGGGGAGGGCATGCCCTCCTCCAGGCCCTCCGGGACCTGGTCTCCCTTCCGGAAGACCTGGTGGATAGCCTTTGCTATCTTGGCGGGGGGTCCTTTACTAGAATGGTAAGGGGCCTCCTAAAGGATAGGTCGCTGCTAGGGAAAGTTCAGCGTATTATCGCCGAGCTGGATACCAGACCTCCGGTATCTACCCCCTTCGTTCGGCTTTCGCCGGCCGACTGAGGTATCCCTGACGACTACCAATACTTCAGTTGGGGAGAGGAGTCACCTCCTTTCCCTTTCCGGAGAATTATCCTTATCCCGGACAAAGAGGGGAAAACACGGGAAGTTGCCATCTTTGACTATATGTCTCAGACGGTACTCCGACCGATTCATGCCTTTCTCTTCAGGGTACTAAGGATTATCCCTCAGGATATGACATTTAACCAGGGTGGGTTCGTTGAAGTAGTGAAAGGCTGAGGGCCCGTAACCTACTGATCCGTTGACCTCACAAAGGCGACTGATCGCTTTCCCCTTGTTTTTATTGGGAAAGTCCTCGAACCTATGTTTGGTACAGATTGAGTGGGCCACTGGATGAAAGTCCTTGTGCAGTATCCCTTCCACACCCCTGTGGGGGAGGTGCAGTACAAAGTCGGATCTCCGATGGGAGGCTACTCTATATGAGCAGCCTTTGCTCTGGCGCACCATTACGTTCTGTTTTGGTGTTGCCGGGAGCTCGGGATCGACTGGTGGACTGCTCGGTACGTCCTCCTTGGGGATGACGTAGCGATCGGGGACGATCGGCTGGCCCATAAATATCGGG